CGCAGAAAAGAAAGCGCACACAGAAGCAGATGGCTCTCCATCTCCAGTAGGCAGACTTGATTGGGTTATCTCGTTCATGGTTCTCCCATTCGATATCGCATTCGCACTGCTCGCAGCTAATGGAGTAGTGATACTTGTCTTCTGAGGTGAGTGTTATGTGACAGCGGCAGCAGCGTTCTTTCATCGCGTCTTCCTCAGTCGATTCCATTTCGCCTGCACCAGACCACCGACATAATCGAATGTGCTGACCTGGCTGGCTGCGGGGATTGTGGTGGGTTTCTTTCGGCGTGATTTGGTGTGGTAGACGGCGTGATTCTCCATCCTCTCCCAGAGCGATTTAGTGCGGCGCATGTTGCCCCCTTGCAGTTTTAAGCAGCTCGTTGAGGCTCGCCATATGAGTGCTGACACCGAATCCTGCCGCCGTGTCCTTCATTCGGTACCGGCACGCGCCATATTGGTTATCATCGTGCTCTTTAATGATGTGGTGGCCGCCGGATAGAGTGTTGATGACGTTAGCTACGTTGAGCCTGTTAGTCCGGCACCGCTTGCACACCTGGTCGAAGATGTCTGCCATCAGATGCCACTGTCCGTCCGATAAAACATCCAGTACTGCTGCTTTGATTTTGCTCATGCTGCACTCCTGTATTCAGTAGTCACGACACCGGGCGCGCCGGTTGTGTACATGGGATTGCGATCGGGGTTCTCTGGCTTCACTTCCATCAGCCCGTCAAAGCGCTGATAAACGCAGTGCGGTTTGTTATGGACGTGAGCAAGCCACGCAGCCTCTTCGATAGCTGCGCCAATTTCAGTAAAGGGGGTCATGTTATTTTCCGAAGCGGTTAGCCCATTCAGCCGCACGCGCTGACTCGTCGCTAAACCTGACGCTCTGCTCGGCACCGAAGGCATGGATGAGTGTGATTAAATCTCGCATCTCACTGACGCGCATTTTGCTTGTTGATTTACCGAGGACTACAAAGCCGTTCCCCGCCAGATTCGGCACCGCCTCCTGTCCGTTTAAGCTCGCGCTAAACAGGTGCTTCCAGCTCTCCGGGGCCAACTTCCGCCCATGCCAGACAACCTGCTCTGATACGTCATGCAGGCAAGCCCATAAGAGAGCGTTTTGTTCGAGGGTTCTGGTTCGTTCGGAGATGGTCACTACAAGAGGGGTTTGGTTATTCGCTGATATCTGCTGGATGGCTTCTAGGCAGTTTTGCCGTATTCGGTTATCCCGCAGGATGTAGGTTTGTTTCTCCATCGCGTTTGTCTCGCTTTAATGCGTCGCTAAGGGTTTTTCGGATAGCTGCAGGGAGTGACATAAAGCCTGCATAGCGCGTGGCGATATGATTCAACTCAGCTACCAGTGCTTCAAACTCATCGTCCGGCAGCAAGTGCTCAGAGCGTTTTAAGGGGATTACGTTGTTCATGCTTCCTCCTGCTTGCTGCGAGCCAGCCAGCCTTGCCATTCGTAGAGAGTCTGGTCCCAGTAGTAATTACCGTCAGAATCTCGGTCCAGCCAGAACGCCATAAACGCCTCATCTTTTCGCACGTGCGCCTCAAACCGCTCCCTTTCCAGCTCATCGTTGTTTGTCATTGCCTTTCTTCCTCCATGCGGATAGACATCACGCCAGTCATGGTGGAGGCGCTGACATCCATCTGAGTTTTCTGCATTGCCAGCGGCTTGCCGTACACCTTGGAAACTTCGTGCAGGGTCGCCAGCGCCAGATTTGCAGCGTCAGCAATATCACCCTTTCCGGCATCGTAGTGCTCATTGAAAAGCGTGATGCCAAACCTTCCATTTCGGGAGCTAATCTGACATTCGAAGCTGCCATTGAAAGAAATTTCATCAGCTGCGCCCTTAACTGCCGATTCGTAATATTTGTCGCCTTTAACACCCATATCACTGCTCTCCGTTCTGATTGGTGGGATGCTCCGGGATGATGCGGTAGGCGATGATGTTGTTTTCACCTTCCTCGTGATGCCAGTCCCAACAGTGCGCAATACCCTCGTCTTTAGGTGTCTGAGTGAACTTAACCTCAACAATCGCCATAGGTTCTACCGGGCAATCTCCGCCACCCCACTCAATCCATCCATCACCCCGCTCCTGCTGCTCCAGTATGGGGAGTGCAATCTCGAATGCTTCCCGCATGTCGATTTCGAATGGAAATTGATACAGGCTTTCCATCTCATATCTCTTCAGCCGCGCGATATGCTCTCTGCACTTCTCAGCGGTTAGTTTTTTCATTGGTGACTCCTGTCTTCCTGCTCAAACTCAGCATCAACAATCGTGTCGTGCGCCTCACGTGCCAGCATATCGATAGCGTGCAGGCGGTCCCGGAACTGCTCCGGCGTCAGGTCGCGCTTCTTAGCCAGGTCGATGATTGCCAGCGTCATATTGCGGGCCTGACGCATCAGTGGTGGTGTGATTACCAGTTGAATTACCTGTGTCATGCTGCACTCTCCCTTCCCTCAAGCCAGAAGAAAAATGCCCGGTCAACGGTGGCATCCTGATAGCCAAGATGTGATCGGGTCAGGTTGTGTTTATCGCCGTGCACGCTGCGGTAAAGGCGCTCAAAGCGGATGCGGTTCATCTCAGTCATGGCGTCCACCTTTCAGCCCAAAGCGGCGGCGGATATCAGCGAGATGATCCAGTGCCTTTTCGTTGCCGGTCGGGATGTGGAGTTGTGGGATCTGCTTGCGCGGCGGCGGGATGACTTCTCCAGCTTCAATGCGGCGGGACATCTTGCGCAGCTCTTCGCCCAGGCGTTTGCGACACTCTGTGTCGGTCAGGTTGAATGATCGCATCTGGTTGTAGACCGCTGTCACCATGTGGAAACAGGCAGGACTTTCCCACGGGAAATCCTCGCTGGTGTCGTACATGCCACGGTCCCGGCAATACAGGCGGAACATGTCATACAGATCCTCATCGGCTGGCAGACCGGCTGCGCGGTTTTCACCCTGCTTGCACCACTCGATAAACTGACCGGGCGACGGAAGGAACGGCGAGCCACTGGCGCGGGCCAGTTTCATGCCTGCTGATAGCTGCTGCTTGTTATGAATTCCGTTCTCTGCAAACGCGGCGATCCACTGGCGCTTTGCTGCGGCTTCGTCATTCGGGTTGCGCCATGCAGTGCTTACCGACGCCGGAAAGACCTGCTTCAGGTTTGAAAACAGGGCGTCTACCAGGCGTTCAACGTCTTCATGCACTCCACGCTCAACCGGACGCGGCCCATCTCCTGCAATGCGAGCCAGTGCGCCTGCATCACGATTCTGAATTGCTGATACGAGATTTCTCATAGGAATTCATTCTCCCAGGCTTCTCGGCTGTTCCAGTGCTGAGCGGGTTGCTGAGCCACTGCCTGCCGGTTACGCCCTGGCTGACTCATCTGCGCCCGGAGCGTGTCCCACTTGGAACGGAGTTTTGCAGGGCTGAGGATATTGGTCTGCCAGAAGTGATCGGCGTTAGCCCACTTGAAGGTTTCGCAGATGTCGTGATGCGTGACATCCAGCGCTCCTCTCAGAAGGCGGACTTCGTTAGCCCAGGCGGGCCAGTTGGGTTGCTGTGCTGTTGGTGTGACCATCTGCACTTTGCTGAATATCCACTCGGCTGCCTTCAGGTCATCAGCAGTGCCCCACTTGTCGCCCTTGGGTGAATGGGTCGCTGCTTCAGGCCGGATGACCGGGAGATTCTTCAGGTGGGTGTCGGAGGATTCGCCAGAATTCTCTGACGTATGTTTAATGTCTTTCTTGTCTTTTGTAATAGTGTCTTTTGTGTGTCCCTGTTTTGGTGACAACCCTGTCACCGTTTTGGTGACACTTATTGTCACTGATTTGGTGACAATGACACCATCTTGGTGACAATCTGGAATTTGCCACTCTGCGAGGTTTTTATTTGGACCGATAAGCATGCCTTCCCGGACCAGAACCCCCATTTGAATCAACTCATTTTTCGCCTTGTTCACCTTCTGTCGGGGCAGTCTGGTAAGCTGGCTAATCTGACTGTCAGCAATGCGATCCATCTTCTTGTTGAAGCCGTATGTTTTCCGGCAAACAGCATGCGCAACCTTCGCCTGATTCCTGGTCAGGTTGGCCCCTATCAGCTCTTCGTACAGCTCGTTTGCCAGACGCGTGTATCCATCGTCTGTATCTGCCACACGTTGCTCCACGGCCCTGAGAGTGGG